GTTGCCAGCCTCATGCACCTTGGAGTTTACAGCACCGCCCGCGGCATACACCTTCGAGGTGTATGCCGAGGGCGGTGCTGTAAAGTCTAAGGTGAATGAGGCTGGCAACTACACCAAACCCGGTATGCGTAAAGCCTTGTTCAACAAGATCAAGGGTCAAGCAGTGCAAGGCACAGGTGCAGGGCAGTGGTCCGCGAGGAAAAGTCAATTGTTAGCAAAACAATATAAAGCTCGTGGCGGCGGGTACAGAGATTGAAAGCCCCTCAACAATCGCTTAAAAGCTGGACGGACCAGAAGTGGCGTACTAAGTCCGGTAAACCGTCTTCCAAGACGGGTGAGCGATATTTGCCTGAGGCTGCTGTAAAGGCTCTTTCTCCTCAGGAGTACGCTGCCACGACCAAGGCTAAGCGGGCTGGTAAGGCTAAGGGTAAGCAGTTTGTGAAGCAACCAGCCGCTATAGCGGCCAAGACAGCGAGATTCAGATGACTACCTCCGGCACCACGGCATTCAACCTGGAGTTCACAGAACTTGCCGAAGAGGCTTGGGAGCGTGCTGGCCGTGAGATGCGCTCGGGGTATGACCTGCGGACTGCTCGTAGGTCGATGAACCTGTTGACAATTGAGTTTGCTAATCGAGGTATCAACCTCTGGACGCTTGAATCGGGTACTCAGGTGCTTACTCCCGGCACAGCTACATACAACCTCCCCGCAGACACCATCGATATCATCGAACACACGATACGGACCAACGCAGGCAATGCTACGCTTCAATCGGACCTTACAATCTCTCGTATTAGTGTTTCAACGTACTCTGCGATCCCTGCGAAACTTGTTCAAGGTAGGCCGATTCAGATCTTTGTCGAACGCTTGCGAGATCAACCCCAGTTCACTCTTTGGCCGGTGCCTGATGCCTCAGTCACATATACCCTCGCCTACTACAGACTCCGTAGGATCCAAGACGCAGGGACAGGCATAAACACCCCGGACGCCCCCTTCCGGTTTCTCCCCGCAATAGCCTCAGGGCTTGCTTACCACATCGCTATGAAGACCCCGGAGTTATCCGATAGGGTCGAGATGCTTAAACGTGAGTACGAGGAGCAGTTCAACCTAGCTGCAGGCGAAGACCGTGAGAAAGCTTCGGTACGATTCGTGCCGCGTATGTACGGGTTGCGGGCGTGAGTAACAAGTTTGCCAGTAGTAACAAGGCGATCGCAGAGTGCGACGTCTGTGGGTTTCGCTATAAGCTCCGCGAGCTCAAAGAGATCATTGTCAAGAATGTACCGACACAGATTATGGCGTGTCGTGCGTGCTGGACCCCTAGTCAGCCGCAGTTGAAGTTGGGGTCGTTTCCCGTTGATGACCCACAAGCCATTCGTAACCCCCGCCCTGACTTCACAGGGTATGCGCAGAGCAGAGCCCAGATTGTGCCTTTGTTTGGGGTGCAAGCTACCACCTGGGCTGGTACACTAACCGTCAACATTTCGTGAGGTTTTTATGAAACACGCTGATCCCAAAGTCAAGAAGGCCGTGCACAAGCATGAGAAGGCTATGCACCCTGGGAAGCCACTAACCAAGCTAGCTAAGGGTGGTGGTATCAAGATCCGTGGTACGGGTGCAGCGACTAAAGGCACCATGGCTCGTGGCCCGATGGCATGAACTACGCTGATCTAAAGACGGCTGTACGCGATACCGTCGAGGTAGACATACCCGACGCAGTGTTGGACACGCTTACACGCCAAGCGGAGCAGTTGATCCTAAACACGGTACAGTTGCCCGCGATACGTAAGAATGTTACGGCTGCTATGACGGCTAACAACAAGTATCTCGGCACCCCCGCTGATTTCTTGTTTATCTACTCACTGGCTGTGGTGGACGGTACTGGCGACTACCAGTATCTGCTGAACAAGGATGTGAACTTCATCCGCGAAGCGTATCCGGACCCGGCGTCTACGGGAGTCCCTAAGCACTATGCCATATTTGACGATAGCACCTTGATATTGGGCCCTATGCCTGATTTTGCTTATACTACTGAGCTGCATTATGCCGGGTATCCGGAGTCTATCGTGACCGCTGGGACTACGTGGCTGGGTGACAACTTCGACTCTGCACTGCTTAACGGAACTTTGATCCAAGCCCTACGGTTCATTAAGGGTGAGGAGGCTGATGTTAAGTTCTACGAGTCGTTATACGGGCAGGCAATTTTGCTGCTCAAACAACTGGCAGATGGTAAGTTGCGCCAAGACGCCTATCGGTCGGGTCAAGTACGGATTAAGGTGGGCTGATGATTACCGCCGGAACCTGCAACAGCTTCAAAGAAGAACTCCTGAAGGGTATTCACGACTTCACGACGGACACGTTTAAGGTTGCACTGTACACGGACTCCGCCACCCTAGGCCCTGCTACGACGGTCTATACGACCGCTAACGAGACATCAGGCGCTGGCTATACGGCGGGTGGCAATACGCTGACTGGAGTCACTGTGGCGCTATCTCAGGGCGTGGCGTACGTGGACTTCTCAGATACTACGTGGACCTCTGGAAGTTTCTCAGCGCGTGCAGCACTGATCTACAACTCGTCAAAAGCTAATCGCGCCGTGGCTGTGTACGAGTTTGGTGAGATTAAAACCGTGTCGGCGGGCAACTTCCAGTTGCAGTTTCCTGCTAACAACCCTGTGGATGCTGTTGTAAGGGTTGGGTAATGGCTACTTGGACTCCCATACTTACCCCTGGATCTCCAACATTCAATAATGCTTCTACGGGCGCAATACTTTTAGAATCTGGGTATCCAGATTTTTTGCTTCAGGAAGATGGGTTCCCCCCTATCCGCATATTGCTTGAGGGATACTCAGATACAACTTCATGGAGTGGTATTGTTACAAATACAACGGCTTGGACCGCAGTACCGACGTAAGGATACATCATGCCTCAGTGGTCAGACAATCTTAAGATCGAACTGCTGGATATAGGTGCCTCGAACTGGGGTAACCTGACCAACAACAATTTTAAATTTGCTATCGAAGAGTCCATAACGGGCTATGCCACGGTAACGTTCCCGTCTGATGCGAACTACAACTGGGCTGCGGGTTATGTAAATTCCAACAGCTCACAAGCACAGCGTAACCTCGTGCTTAACGTAGTGGGCACGCTAAGCCAGACCAGAGAACTGATAGTACCGACCATCGAGAAGCAGTACATTGTTCAGAACAACACGACGGGTAGCCAGTCGATCACGGTCAAAACGTCTGCTGGTACTGGGGTAAACGTCCCTGCCGGTAGAAAAATGCACGTCTATGTAGACGGCACAAACGTAGTCCAGATGTCGGACTACGACATTACTCGCACGATTGGCACGTTGAGTTTGACTAACGCACTTGCGGTAGCTCAAGGGGGTACTGGGGTTACTACATCTACGGGAAGCGGTGCGGTTGTACTGGCAACCAGCCCAACACTTATTACCCCGGTTCTTGGGGTAGCTTCAGCTACGAGTATCAATAAAATTACTATTACCGCTCCTGCAACTTCAGCTACATTGACTATAGCTAATGGTAAAACACTTGCGGCTAACAATTCCATAACCCTTGCTGGCACCGATGCCACAACGATGACGTTTCCGGGGACGAATGCAACGATTGCGCGAACCGATGCGGCGCAGACTTTTACAGGAACGCAGACATTTAATAGTGATGCGGCGATCAATGGTTTAACCGTTGGTCGCGGCGCTGGTGCTGTGTCCACCAACACTGCGGTGGGTGGGAGTGCGTTGGCGGCTAACACCACTGGCGATAACAACACTGCATCCGGAGTCAGTGCGCTCTTATCCAACACCACTGGCAGTAACAACACCGCATCTGGATACCAAGCGCTCGTCTTTAACACTACTGGCAATTTCAACACCGCATCCGGAGTCAGTGCGCTCGCCGCCAACACCACTGGCAGTAGCAACACCGCATTAGGAAACAATGCTCTTGGTGCCAACACCACTGGCAATTTCAACACCGCATCCGGAGTCAGTGCGCTCTTATCCAACACTACTGGCAGTAGCAACACTGCATCCGGAGTCAGTGCGCTCTTATCCAACACTACTGGCAACAGCAACACTGCATCCGGAGTCAGTGCGCTCTACGCCAACACCACTGGCAGTAGCAACACCGCATCCGGAGTCAATGCGCTCTACTCCAACACCACTGGTAATTTCAACACTGCATCCGGAGTCGGTGCGCTCCTCTCCAACACCACTGGCAGTAACAACACCGCATCCGGACGCGATGCGCTCTACTTCAACACCACTGGCGGTAACAACACCGCATCCGGAGTCAGTGCGCTCGTCTTCAACACCACTGGCAATAACAACACCGCATCTGGCTTCCAAGCGCTCTACTTAAACACCACTGGCGGTAGCAACACCGCATCTGGCTTCCAAGCGCTCCGCTCCAACACTACTGGCAGTAACAACACCGCATCTGGCTTCCAAGCGCTCTACTCCAACATCACTGGCAGTAACAACACTGCATCCGGATACGGTGCTGGCGATGTCATAACCACAGGTTCACGAAATACGATTATCGGTGACAATTCCGATCCTTCAACAGCAGGCGGCAACGATCAGACTGTCGTAGGTCAAGGGCTTACAGGCAAAGGTAATGACACCGCATTCATTGGCGGTACTAATGGAGCGTACAACGAAAAGAACGTCACAACGTGGGAAACCACTTCGGATGCGCGTATCAAAAAGAACATCGTAGACAATCATGATGGCTTAGAAAAAATCCAAGCTATCCGAGTCCGCAACTTTGAGTATCGCACTCCTGAAGAGATTACGGAGCTGCCCACCAATGCAGGTATTCAAAAAACAGGTATGCAACTTGGGGTGATTGCTCAAGAGATGCTGCCAGAGTGCGTCAGCACGACTTCGGAAGGGATGTTGTCGGTCAACACTGATTCGCTTGTGTGGTATTTGGTCAACGCCGTAAAAGAACTCTCTGCACAAGTCCAAGCCCTTCAATCTCAATTGAAGTGAACACATGCCCCTAATCAAGCTGCCATTCAAACCCGGGGTCAACCGCGAGAACACGCGGTATACCGTAGACCAAGGTTGGTACACCTCAGACAAGGTGCGGTTTCGCTATGGTACGCCTGAGAAAATTGGTGGTTGGGAGCGAATATCCGAAGAGACGTTTCTCGGTGTGTGCCGGTCTCTGTGGCCCTGGGCTACCCTTTCCGGGTATATCTACGTTGGGATGGGGACTAACCTCAAGTTCTACGTACAAGACGGCGGTTCGTACTTTGATATCACCCCTTACCGCACCGCTGTAATCCCACTTACCAACTGTTTCACCACGGACGGGACGACTACGGTTCAGGTAACTGACGTAGCCCATGGATGCGTAACAGGGGATTTTGTTCATATTTCTAATGTGACGAGCTCCGGTGGCGATGTTAACGGCATCCCCGATGCGGACCTTGAAGGTATGTTCCAGGTCACAGTTATCGATGTAGACAACTACACGATCGTATCGCCCGTAACCGCTACTAGCTCTGGTACACCTACCGGTGTGTCCGCTGACTTTCAGTACGAGATCAATACGGGTAGCGATGTTACCGTTCCGCTAGTTGGTTGGGGCAGTGGGGGTTGGGGGATGGGTGTGTGGGGCGGTGGGTTGGTTGTCACCCAACTCCGGATCTGGTCCCAGTCTAATTTTGGCGAAGATCTAATCTTCGGCCCGCGTGGCGGGGCTGTGTACTACTGGGATTCTTTTTCGGGCCCTATCGTGCGAGGGGTTGAGCTTGCATCGTTACCCGGCGCGTCAGACGTACCGGTGGTGCAGAATTTCATTCTGGTCTCGGACATCAATCGGTTTGTTTTTGCGTTTGGGTGTAACGATTACGGTAGCACTGACCAAGACCTTATGCTGGTCCGGTGGTCAGACCAAGAGGACTCCGTTAACTGGACACCTGCCGCCACTAACCAAGCGGGTAGCTTGCGTCTCTCCCGAGGCTCTGAGATCGTCACCGCCATACAGTCACGCCAGGAAGTTCTTGTCTGGACTGACGCAGCGCTCTACGCTCTTCAAAACCTTGGTGCTCCGGCGGGGTGGGGTGCGCAGCTCGTCGGGGAGAACATCTCCATTGTCAGTCAGAACTGTGTGGCTTACGCCAACGGAGTCGCGTTCTGGATGGGCGTGGATAAGTTCTACGTCTACGAGGGTACAACCAAAACCCTCCCCTGCGATCTCAGGCAGTATGTGTTCTCTGATATCAACATAGACCAATTCCATCAGATTTGTGCTGGTACCAATGAGGGGTTTAACGAAATCTGGTGGTTCTACCCCAGCGCAGACTCTACAGTTCTTGATAGATACGTGATCTATAACTACCTTGAGAAGATTTGGTACTATGGAAATCTTGGACGTACTGCTTGGGCTGACTCTGGCCTTCTTGTTTATCCTCTTGCCGCGACTTACGCAAACAACTTGGTCAATCATGAGCGGGGAGTAGACGACAATATGACAGCCACCCCTCAGCCTATAAACGCATTGATTGAGTCGGCTGAGGTTGATCTGGATGATGGCGACAAGTTTATGTTCGTCAAGCGCTTGCTGCCTGACATTACGTTTAGAGGCTCTACCGCTGGCTCCCCGGCTGGTACGCTGACTGTCCGCCCACTCATTAATTCAGGTTCGGGCTACCTCAGTCCAGCCTCTATGGGTGGTACGTCATCGAATGCTGCGGCTTCTATAGCTCGCACGGCTACTGTTCCGATTGAAGCTTTCACCGGGCAGGTGTATATTCGGTTTAGGGCACGTCAGGTCTCAATTAAGTTTGAATCCTCCGCACTCGGTGTGCAGTGGCAGCTTGGCTCGCTCCGGATGGATGCTAAGTACGACGGTCGGAACTCGGGGTATGGTGTGTGAACAACCTGACGTACAACTTCAGAGCACCCGCCCTTCCGTTACCCCCAGGGCAGTATGATTCGGGTTACCAGAATCAGTACAACAACGTCCTGCGGATCTACTTCAACCAGCTTGACAACCTTCTGAGGGAACTCGTGGCAGCTAGCGGACCCTTCGGTATATTCGCATCAGGTTCTGCCGGGGATGCTTTCGGTAGGCTGCGTGCTAGTCAGCCGTACACCATCTTTGATTCTCAGAATCGTTATGCTCAGTCTGGCGACTTCTCAGAGGCAACTGCTACGGGTGGTAGCAGTACATACCTCACTAATGAAAGCTCTGTTCAGCTAGATGTCACCACAAGCT